ATCAGTCACGTTCATTCGAATGATGGAAACGTGAGTAATTTTACAAGCAATTTAATTTATCGTAATGAATTCACAAGTGAAAGAGTAACAGTCCCTTCTCTCACATTGAATTCTTTTTTGAAAAAGCATGACATCAATCAGATTGATCTTCTTAAAATTGACGTTGAAGGTCACGAATTGATAATTTTGGAAAATTATGATTGGGTGATCAAACCAAACTTATTAAAAATTGAGCATAAATTCGTCAACGATATTCGACTAACGAATCTTCTGACAGAAAGAGGATATTTCGTTTGGCAAGAAGTTGATGATATGTATGCATTTCTAAAGTAATTAGGAGAATAAAATGTCACAAACAAATCAAACACAATGTCGTTGTGGTCGTAGTCCTACTGGCTTTTGCACAGGTCTTCATTCAATGACGAACGAACAGTATAAGAAACATCTTCAAGAGCAATTGAAGAGTTTGAATGAGCAAACAAAGCCACAATTTTTGGTTGATTGATAAAGGAGTTTTATTATATGGATTATTTTGATATGGATGATGTAGCGTTACCGACAGTTCTCCCAGCAGTTGTGTTTAAGACACGAGTGCGCGATGAGTCTGTTGGCGGACCGAACCCATACCGATGGCAGGATGTATCATCGTATGACTATTTCGGTGGCAAGCGTGTTGTAATTTTTTCACTTCCTGGTGCATTCACACCGACTTGTTCGACAATGCAACTTCCTGGCTTTGAAGAAAAGTATGACGTGTTTCGTATGTTTGGAATTGATGAAATCTACTGCGTGTCAGTGAACGATGCATTTGTGATGAATGCTTGGGCAAAGGCTCAGAACATTCAGAACGTAAAAGTCATTCCTGACGGTAGTGAGAAATTCACACGTGCGATGCGCATGCTTGTTGATAAGGATAACCTTGGGTTTGGATTCCGTTCATGGCGTTATGCGGTTGTTGCCAACAACGGCACCATTGAGAAGTGGTTCGTTGAGCCAGGCAAGGAGCATAACTGTGCGACTGATCCGTATGGTGAGACTTCGCCTGAGAATATTTTGACTTATTTGAGGTCAGAACATTTGAAGACACTTTGAATAAATAAGAACTAATGGTTGTAAACTGACGACTAAAGGTGTTTCGGACGTGGGTTCGACTCCCACCTTCTCCACCAACTACGGGGAAGAAATGGCTTCGACGGGGCAAGTAATAAACCGACAGCAACCAGTGAGGCGACTGACTTAATCAGCGCAAACAAAGTAAACGCAAACGATGATGTTTACGAAATGGCTCTCGCTGCTTAATTGTAGCATGAGATTACCAGAGTTGACTGCTTGGTAACAGAAAAGTCAGGGGTGGTGGTGCGAACCACCACCCTTTTCTATCCACTGCAATAATGGAGGCAACTATCATGAATGCAGTAAATATACTTCGTGATGTAGAAAATTATTTTGATCGCAATCATAATTTGTTTTTGAAATTTGGTTTTTTATTTTCGGTATTCTTTTTTGGATTGTTTGTTCCACATCAAATGATCACAAAATTGTCTGCGGAGATTAGAGCACAGGAACAAGCAAACAGTATTCTAACTTCGCAAGTCCGTGACATGAGTACACAGGTAGAGTTTCTCAATCTATCCTATGAAAAGCAAAAGCGAGTTCGCACTGAAGTTGAATGTCTAGCAAAGAACATTTACTTTGAGGCAGGATCAGAACCACGCGCAGGTAAAATTGCTGTTGCTGAAGTAACGATGAATCGCGTTCGCAGTAAGCAATTCCCGAAGACTGTTTGCGGTGTAGTGTATCAGCGTCATGGTAAGACTTGCCAGTTCTCTTGGGTCTGTCAGAATAAAATGGCAATTCGATCCAATCGCACTTGGAATGAATCATACAAGATTGCTGAAAATATTTTGATTTTGAAGAAGCGATACGGTATAATTGGATCTGCTAAGTATTTCCACGCAGACTACGTTGAACCGACTTGGGCTGCTGAAAAGCAAATAGTGATGCAAATTGGTCAGCATATCTTTTATCATTGAGGCTTTATGCGAATAGAATATGATGTGAAGTTGGATTACAAAGATGTTTTGATTGTTCCCAAACGGTCAACTCTTTCTTCTCGAAGCCAAGTAAAGTTAGATAGAGCATTTGTATTTCGTAGCAGTAACAGTTGGTCAGGCGTACCAATTATTGCTGCTAATATGGATGGAGTCGGAACTCTTGAGATGGATCAGCAGTTCAGTAAACATAATTGTTTGGTTGCTGTCACTAAGCATTACGACAGCGAAGTGTTGGGCGAACACTTTAAGAAAAAGATGTCTAGCAGCATTTATTCTTTGGGTATTTCTGATACTGATTTGCAAAAGTTTCAGTTCGTTTATAGCGTTGCGCAGAATCCATACATGAGAGTTTGCGTTGACGTTGCCAATGGATACACGCAAAGTTTTGTTGATTTTATCAAACGATTTCGCGACAAGTATCCGAATATTGTATTGATGGCTGGTAATGTTGTCACACCAGAAATGACAGAAGAACTTATTCTTGCTGGTGTTGATATTGTGAAAGTCGGTATTGGTCCTGGTTCAGTTTGCACTACACGCAAAATGACAGGCATCGGCTACCCGCAGTTGAGTGCAGTTATAGAATGCGCTGACGCTGCTCATGGTCTTCGGGGTCATATTATAGCGGATGGAGGGTGTTCCGTTCCTGGAGACGTCGTGAAAGCATTTGCTGCGGGTGCCGATTTTGTGATGCTTGGCGGAATGTTTGCTGGGCACAAAGAAGGATTGCCACCTGAATATAAAGATACTACTGAGGGCAAGTTACTAGTTGATATTGATTTCTATGGCATGAGTTCAAAGTCAGCGATGGATCTTCACAGCGGCGGAGTTGCCAATTATCGCGCCAGCGAAGGCAAACATGTAAAGATTCCATATCGTGGTGATGTGAGCAGAACACTGCAGGATATTCTTGGTGGTCTGCGTTCGGCATGTACTTATGTTGGAGCAAGTGAGTTGAAGGAATTGAGTAAGCGTGCAACATTTGTTCGCGTCACTCAGCAACTGAATAATTCCTTGAGTGCATATGAGATCTAATATGGCAAGTCGCGACGAAAAAAATAACTTCTCCATGATGATTATGAATATGGCGATTGAAGAAAAGATTGATCATATGGATGCAATCACTTCATACTGCGACCGCAATAATCTTGAGATTGAAGTTGCAGCAAGTTTGATCAATGACTCACTGAAGAGCATCATTGAAGGTGAAGCAATGGAGTTGCGTTATTTGCCAAGAGGAAGCAGACTTCCGATATGAATGGTTACGATTTGTACGGTCTCTATCAAGCCATCAAATTACATTTCACTTCTGACAAATATAACTTCTTTCAATATGATGGAAAAACAAGAGTATCAATAGATGCATTCCAAAAAAGAAAAGACAAGTTTCTATTCCACCGTCTCGCGCGCAAGTACAGCGACGCTGACATGGTGCCATTTTTGGTTGCTAATTTTGTATACAGTGACAATCATTGGACCAAAAGTCTACTTGAAGAAGATGCTGATCAAGTATACAGGGATTGGAGAAGAACCACGGATTCGATGAGTAAGATCTATGAAGAAGATCTAACTCGCGTTTGCCCTGATCCAAAACAATTTAACAAACTATTTGAAGTTGAAGATGGACAGCATCCAAAATTGCTGATTGCTTTTCTCCAAAAAGAAGTAACGATTGAGACTCTTGTGATTCTCAATAACATCTTTGACTTCATTCGTATCTGGGACAAGAAGATTTCTGATGACATCGTCTATCCCAAGATTTCAAGAAAGGTTCGCAAATATGGAGCATTCTTGAACGTGAACGTTGACAAGTACAAACTCTTGACAAAAAAGATTTTACTTGGCGACGAAAATGCTATATAATAATATGGTAATGCAAAAAGTGGACAAGTCGTTTATACAATCTATACATCGCAATACGGAGATATACATATGAGTCTAGCAAGTCTGAAGAAGGGTTCATCCCTTGATAAGTTGAAGAAGGCAGTCGAGCAGTCTTCATCAGGTGGCAATAATAAGTCAAGCGCAGATGATCGCTTTTGGTCCCCAGAAGTTGATGCGTCTGGCAATGGATACGCAGTTATCCGTTTCCTCGATACCCCAGCAGTTGATGGTGAAGATGGTCTTCCTTGGATCCAGATTTGGAATCATGGTTTCCAGGGACCAGGCGGTTGGTACATCGAGAATTCTTTGACCACCATCGGTAAGAACGATCCAGTGTCTGAGTACAATACAGTTCTTTGGAATAGTGGCGTTGAAGCCAACAAGGAAATCGCTCGCAAGCAGAAGCGTCGATTGACTTACATCAGCAACATTCTTGTTGTCTCTGATCCGAAGCGTCCGCAAAACGAAGGTAAGGTTTTCCTCTTCAAGTTTGGAAAGAAGATCTTCGAGAAACTCAAGGCGCAACTCGAACCAGAGTTTCAGGATGAGACACCGATGAATCCGTTCGATTTCTGGAAGGGTGCAAACTTCAAGTTGAAGATTCGCAACTACGAAGGTTATCGAAACTATGATAAGTCGGAGTTTGAGGCTCCTTCTGCTTTGTTCAATAGTGATGACGCTCAGATCGAAAAGGTCTGGAAGTCTGCCTATTCGCTCAAGGATTTCTTGAAGCCTGATAACTTCAAGTCCTATGATGAACTCAAGGCGAAGTTGGATAAGGTTCTTGGTGCTGGTGGCGCTGCTGCTTCTAGCGCAAAGCGAATTGACGATGAACAGGCTGCTGCTCCTGTCGTTCGTTCTGCTCCTGCCAAGAAGGTCACTGCTGAAGAAGTCAGCGTCTCTGATGATGACGATATGGCTTTCTTTGAGAAGTTGGCTGCAGAGTAATTCGATTCAGAAACCTGATGGTTTCAAAGGGGGACTTCGGTCCCCCTTTTTTATGTCAAACCGACAGAAGTAAATGCTGTTGGATGTGCAAAGTCTTTCGAGATTGCTCTATTGAATGCACTCTCTGCAGATCTAGCCAATGCTTTTGTTAATGGTGATTTAGGTGGTTGAATTGGTTGCTGATTTCCACCACCAGAATTGTTATTTACAACAATAGGTGCTGGTGGTGTAGCCTGTGCAACCATCCTTGATGCTTCCAACTCAGAGGATTGTCTTGCTACATCCAATCCCATAGTGTTTTCTTTTGGCATCAATGCATTGAACAATCCACTTGTAATCTTTTCTTGAACCATTCCAACTAATGAGTCTTTGACAGAAGATAGATCTCGATTTCCAGAAGCAATGGAAACTAATCCATCTGTTAGAACACCTTTCAATTCAGAAATATTTTGGTTATCTTCAATTGCAGCATCAGCACCAATATCTGATAGTTCTTGTCTGCTTGTTTCTACAGCAGCCATGCTAGTTGCATTTACTCCACCAATATTCAATGATGAATCTTCTGCAGCAGGAGCAGGTGCTGGTGGTGGAGTTGGCGCTGCAGCAGCCACCATTGGCTGCGGAGGCTTCTTTCCAGTTTCAGGCGTTGTTGCCTTTCCACCTTGATTTGCTACGACAACAGGTGCGCCTGGAGCATATGGATTGTCTGGTGTTGGTCCTTTCTTTGCGACTTCAATAGGTTCAACGTGCCACGTTTCTCCTCGAACTGGACGCGTGAATCCATATTTTGCCATCAAGCCAAGTTCAATCGCTTTATTAGCGTCTGTTGAATTGATATCAACTGCCAATCCTCGTTCATGTCGACTTCTTCCAGGAGGAGCAGCACGTGGTGCTCCATATTTCGCATAAAGTTCTGCTTGTTCTTTTGGATCTCTGTATCCAGAGTTGATTTGAATTTTCTGACCAGTTTGCTGATTATACTCATAAGCCATTCCAGCCAGACGCTTTTTCATTTCTGGCTTCAATCCTTCTAGGTTAACACTAGAATCTTTCACACGAACATATTTCTTTAGATCAGCATCCATTGGATCTTCTTCGATTCCAGCAAAGAATTTTCCAGCGGCTCCACTATCAACTAAACCAAATGTAATTCCAGAGACTACACCGCCAGCAGCCGATGCCATTTTTTGTCCTGTTGTTGCTTCTTGTCCTTCTGCCAATCCCAGATTTTGTTCAGCGTTATTGTAACCTTCATATGCATCATATGCGGCTAAACCTACTGCAGCAACTCCAGCAACTCTACCCAATACTCTTGCTGCACTGCCGATTTTCTTTAATGCTCCGCCACCTTTACTTGTTGGTGGAGTTTTTTTCCCATCTGGTCCTCTTCTCCCAGGTATATCTCCTATTCCTGGCATAGCAGCCTTTGCTAGAAGAATGTTTAATTTATCGTGTATTGATACAGGACCAGTAGGTGTTAATCCATTTAAAGAAAGAACAGTATCGTCAGTTGCTTGTTTCAATCTTTTTGCATCAAAATCTTTCAGTTTAGATTCAATGTATTCTCTCAATTTAAATAGCGGCTCTTCATCTGCACCAATAGCCGAAGTCAATGCAGCAGTTCTTGGATTCATTGCCTCTTTTGCTGATACTATTTTATTAGTCTCAACGTTTTTATATCTACCGCCGCCAGACATTCTAGGATCAAATGCATATCCAGGCTTCAATGTTGGTTTAGCGAGAGCCTTTTCGATATTTTTGATGATGTTTTTAGTTTCTATGACATTGCGAAGAATTAGCGAGATGGGCTTCGCGAATCTTCCAGCGCCACCACCTTCTACCTTCTCTTTTTTTATTTTTCTGTCTAGACCAAATTTCTGTCTGGCTTCTTTGATTCTTTCTTCAGACTCCATTTTCTCGAGTCCGAGTTTCTTGAATGTATCACCTAGATCTCTACCTAACAATCCTTCGAAAATTGCTTGACGTTTTCCCATTGTGCCTTTCGTAGCAATAGCATATTCACGCGCTGCTGCTGTTCTGGCTCTTTGAGAAGCAAGTGCACCGCCAATGAGACCTCTACCTTCTCTAGCGAGTTCTGCTTGTTGAGATGCATATTTTTCAAAGACACTGTCACCCTTTTCAGATTGCATCTGCTTTAGGAGACTACTCATTATGCCTTTTTTATTCTTCTGGTCCATTACCCTGTGCTACCTTCTGCGCTGCATCTGAAGCATCTTCATCTTTTCGTTCTGTTCCTTTATCATATCTTGCAGCAAAGCCACATAAATTTGTTTTTCCCACGGAATCATTTCTTCTAATTCAGTATGGGAATATTTGTGATGCTGCATCATTGCGAAATTGGTTGTGAAGTAATTCCGTAGATTATCATAACCAAAAATTAGTCGAAAAAACTTAGGATGCCCTCCACGTTTACGTTGTGTTCAAATCCGCACTTACCGCATTTTAATTGTTGTTGTAATGCTACTCTTGGACTCGTTAAAAAGAAGTTCTTAATACTCTGTATTTGATCTAATGTTAGATTGTCAAAAAACGACATAAGTTCTTCTTTTGAAACTTCGCTCTTTTTATAAATCTGATCTTGGTCATAGATGTAGTCAAGATATTCCGCAATCACTTCATAACCACCATCTCCAAATTTATTTTCTAATACAGCATCTGGAATACTTATGGATGGATAATTAAATTTAACGCCCACGTTTTCGTTTAATTTGATGATATTAGAATGTCCTGGTGTTTCCACATACTTGATGTTTTTTAGTTGTAGATCAAATTCAGTTTTGTTTCCACAAGCATCACTTCCAACAACATTACTACAAGTATGAACCATTTGAGCAGTTTCACCAACTGAGTTGATTCTCAAATGGACAAAAAACATTTCCACGTCAAATGTTGGTAGAGAATCAACATCAATTTCATCAATACAACAGTTATTGATAATCTGTTTGATAGTTGATGTGATCTCTTTGATATCGTCAGATTCTTTCGCAATTAAAAGAAGTTTTTCTTCTTTCACTAGAAATGGTCTATATCGAATATTTTTGTCCAGCGATTTCAAATACACTTCAAACGTTGGATGTTGCAACTTTGGTAAAGGCATAAAATATTACTCCATAAATTTAAAATTACAATAGTAAATCACCACCATCCAGTGGAGCCACCGCCAGCAAACATTCCACCAAGACCTTTCAACCACTCGCGTGGTCCAGTTGGTGGCGTTCCTTCAATAGTTTTTCCAGTTGCTCTTCTTGAACTTGGACCACCTCTGTCGAATGGTGGGCTGGTTCCAGACGCTACTGGGACTTTATTATTTGTTTGTGGGCGAGGTTTCTCTATCACACCAGGAGAAACAGCAAGTTGTTCAATATCTGCAGTAGTCCAATATTCATACTTGAAAGTTACTCCAAGTCTATGAACTCCATCATCTCCCCAGTTCACACTCATAGGTGCAGTTGCTACTGGAAATGCTCCAAATAAAGAAACGCTGTAAATTGTAGAAGCAGTATTGTCCTTACTTGCAACTTCGGAGAATTGATTGATAGTTATTTTAGAGGAGGTGTATACTGATCTATAATTTGGGTTGTAGTCATTGACTGGGACCACTAGGTTCATCCAGCGATCGAATAACTTCTTTTCCCAGAAATCGCCAGCGCAAATAAACGTTAGAGTTATATCAGAGAATGCAACAGCAGAGGCGACGTAAGTTGGAACGCCATAGTAGCGGGCATCAACTGTATTTACAGTCACCCCAGGAAGTTCTGTAGCCTCGCATTGAAAGCGAAGGTCAGATGTGTCTAGTTTTAAACCAGTCGGAGGACCAATTCTAACATCAAACTTTGATGGCTTGGCAAAGTCGTTATGCTTTGCAAAGTGATTTCTAAATTGATCTACGTTGAATGCCATTAGTTGTTATAAACCATTTTCTGGAGTGGAAGGAATATTGCGGTATCCCAATTACTTGGTTCGATATAGATTATTGAAGACATTATATGAGAGAAAAGATAACGTTTTATGCAAGGTTGCATAACTCCATATCTTCTCGATTTAGACAGCAAAGCATACGAAAGTCTAAATTTTGTGGTATCGTCGTATTTATCGTTGTTTATAAAGTCGTGTAATCTATCGAGAAGGAATAGTCGAGAATATGGATCCAGATAGTGTAGATTCATCGCTAGAAATCCATCGCTATACATTTCCATAGGAATTACCAGAGGAAATTTATCCCAAACTGGCAAAGTATCCTTTAGTTTTGGATCATAGTGATAGAAATACATTCTTCCGACGAATGTTTTAGGTGACACTCTCTTGGCGTCGTTTAGAACGTTTGATCTGTTTGCTGGAATGCGAAGTTTCTGTAGATTGCTAGCAAGCCACGACTGAGCCTGACTAGTTCGAGGGGAGATCCCAGCCAATCTCATATCCTTGGAGACTTTATCGAGTAATGATGCCATTAGATTCCCAAATCCTCTTCCGTTATGACCTTAAAAGTCCAAGATCGGTCTTTGCAGTATTCTACTGCAGCCTTCCACTTCGCCTCATTTACACCCCATGTCATAACTTCGGTGATGTATTTTTGAGTCACTCTATTCCTTTTAGTCGGCGGAGCAGACTGACTCTTGGGCTTTACTTCAAGGATCATGGATTCCAGTAATCCAGACTTGTTCTTGACTCTGACGAAAAAATCTGGAAAATAACGATGCCACTTTCCGTCTACTGGAGAAACGTAAGGTATAACGATTTCTTCGCTAGACCATTCAACAACGCCAGAGTTTTCATCAAGATGTACCATGACTCGACGCTCCCAAAGACTTCTATAAAAAATGCTTTTGGAATCGCCTAAATATTTATTAGGGTTTTTCGGGACGTATCTACCTGAGTAAGCCATCAACTATTTATAGGAATAATTAATGCCTAGCAATTCCCCTGTAAGCGAACCAGTAGTAGTGAAACCTTCTACTCAGCCACCTTCGGCTGGTAATAATAGACCACCTACAGGTCCACAAAATTCGTTAGAAAAAACGCCTTATGAATTTAATGACTTACGATTTCCACCTAAAGTTGGAAATGACGCAAAAAATATTCACTGGATTAAGTTTATCCCAACTGTACAAAACAAATCTAGTTATAATGTGCGAAAGGCTAACCAAGGCAATCAAGAGGTGATGAGCCGAACAGATTCTAATCGTTTG